AAAGATTATATCTTTCAAAAAGAAAGATGAATGGGAACTTGTGGCGAAATATAATATAGGTAATAAAAAGAATGACGACACTAAATTTGAGGGCTCATAAACTATATTCTGATGTAAAACTCCCAACATTTTCAACCCGCGGTTCTGCATGTTTTGATATATGTGTATATTATACGTCAGAATTGGGCTATGATCTTTGGAGCGATGATCGAAAAGGTTTTATTAAAAGACACGATTCTAATATTACAATACACCCTTTTCAAAGGGTCTTGGTACCAACGGGATTAATTTTAGATATTCCAGCAGGACATTCGGTAAGAATACATCCGAGATCTGGCAATGCAATTAAAAAAGGATTAAGTTTTATTAATTGCGAAGGAGTAGTTGATTCTGATTATACTGATCCATTAATGATCCCAGTAATAAATTTATCAGATATTCAGACAATCGTTATAAATAATAATGATCGAATTGCACAGGGTGAATTAATTAGAGATTTAAGTTATAATATAGAAGAAATTAGTTCACCTCCCGAACAAAAAACCAACCGCGAAGGTGGTTTTGGGAGTACTGGTGTATGAGTAAATTTAAAGTTGTCGGGCACAGTTTCGACTTAGAAGTATATGAAGAAGTTTTAACTGATCCCGAAAAAGGCACTACAGAGTTCGACGAAGTCGGAGCATATAGTGCCAATTCCATAATACATTTATTATGGATTGTGTTCAAACACAGGTTTGAACATTTCTTAGCAGGAGAGGGTTGGAGAGATTGATCTTCTCCTTAACATACCATTAAGAATTGCTTGCGTAAGGGTTCTTAATGTTTTTTATTAACGTCTTTGCTTAAAGAAGGAGGACTATGTTAACAACTAACGCACTTTCCATGTTTCCCACCCAAAAACAGTTAGAACAAGCATTTGGTCGATCAGTAGGGTTTGATACTCTATTTGATAGATTTTTTGAGGTTACCACAGCCCAGCAAGGCTCGGGATATCCACCTTATAATCTCAAAAGAGATGGAGAACATTATACTCTTGAACTCGCTGTTGCGGGATTATCCGAAAAGGATCTTTCGGTTCATGTTGAAGATGGAACTTTGACTGTTTCCAGTCAAACAGATAAATCTGAAGAAGAATTTCTTCATCAGGGAATCGCCAGGCGCTCTTTCAAGAGGTCTTGGACACTCGCTGATGACATGATAGTTAATGACGCTAAATTAGAAAGTGGAATGCTATCAATTTCCTTAGAAAAAATTATTCCTGAGGAAAAGAAAGCGAAACAGATTCCTATTGTTACGAAGTAATTTCGTAAACCCTTTAGAGGGTGCGTTATAAATATGATATTAGAGTATGTTAACAAACCCTCTTTAGGATTATTATTATGATTGATTTATTAAATACAGATGAAGATATTAGAGTAGCACAAAATTTTACTCTCCCTGAACTTGTGAAGAGTTCGACCGCGGAAAGATTAGGAATAAGTAATATGCCTGATTCCGCACAAACATTAGTTAATCTCGTAAATGTCGCAAATCACATTTTACAACCAGTAAGAGATCAATTCGGACCAATTCGAGTTAATAGTGGATATAGAGGACTACCTTTGAATAAAGCAGTTGGAGGATCTAAGACTAGTCAGCATTGTAAAGGAGAAGCAGCGGACTTTGAAAGTTCCAGAATAGGCAATTATAAATTAGCCTGTTGGTGTAGAGACAATTTAGAATTTGACCAATTAATTTTAGAATTTTATACACAAGGTGAGCCGAGCAGTGGATGGGTTCATTGTTCTTATAGGACAGATGGACAAAATCGCGGAAAGATAAACACTGCTTTAAGAATAAAAGGAAAAACAGTATACAAGACCGGATTAATTCAATGAAGTATATAAAGATAATGCCACTATTAATATATCTTCAATTTTTGTATTTTATCGGAGCATGGATGACCAGAAGCTGGGTCGACGATCATATATTATGGGTCTATAAGAAATTAGAATCTTATGGCCACAAGGTACATTATAACTATTTTGATAAATGAAATTTTATACAAATGTCCACCAAATAGGTGACCATGTTCTAGTGAGAGGGTATGAAAACGGTCAACGGTTTGATGATCGTATTGAATATCGTCCCACGGTTTTTATCCCCACCAAAGAAAAATCAAAATATAAAACTATTGATGGAAAATCTCTGGCTCCTGTGAAACCAGGAACTATTAAAGAGACAAGAGAATTTATTCGTAAGTATGATGGAGTAGAAAATTTCCAAATTTATGGAATGACTGCTTGGAGGTATAGTTATATTTACGATGAGTTTCCTAAAGATAGAGGAATTGATTATGACTATTCTCAATTATGTGTTGCGAGTATTGATATAGAGGTTGCATCAGAACATGGATTTCCAGATCCAATTTCAGCAGTAGAAGAAATTCAAGCCATAACCGTTGGAGCAAATAAAAAATATTATGTATTTGGATGTGGTGAATATAATAATACAAATCCAGAAGTTGAATATTTTCAATGCGCAGATGAGAATCATTTGATTCAAGAATTTCTTTCTTTTTGGGAAAAGTTAGCACCGGATATTGTTACAGGATGGAATATTCAAGGATTTGATATTCCTTATTTGGTTAATAGAATCTCTAGATTATTTGATAAAAAAGTAGTTAAAAAATTATCGCCTTGGAGATTAGTTAATGAGCGATCAACGACCTTTAGAGGTAGAGAAACAATCTTTCATGATCTTATAGGAATAGCTGTAATTGATTATATTGACGTATACAGAAGAAATTCTCCACCGGCAGAAAGTTATAGATTAGATTATATTGCTTCAGTTGAATTGGGTGAAAAGAAATTATCTTTTGAAGAATATGGAAATCTCTATACATTGTATAAAGAAAATTATCAATTGTTTATTGATTATAATATTAAAGATGCTCAGCTTGTAGATCGATTAGAAGAAAAGAAAAAATTGATAGAGATGGTAGTTGCCCTAGCTTATGAAGCAAAGGTAAACTATCAAGATACATTTGGAATGGTTATGATGTGGGAAGTAATTCTCGCGAACGATCTCATGAACAGAAATATAGTAGTTCCACCTAAAAAAGACAATACAAAAAATCATGCTTACACTGGTGCATATGTAAAAGAAGTACAAGCGGGATTGCATAATTGGGTCGTTAGCTTTGATTTAAATAGTCTATATCCTCATTTAATCATGCAATACAATGTTAGCCCTGATACGATTTTAACAGGTGTTACAGAGCAATGTCGAGTCGATTCTTTATTGAATAAGCAAGTTGATTTAAACAAATATTATGATAAAGATATTGTCATTGCACCTAATGGTCAGGGATTCAGAAAAGATATTCAAGGGTTTCTACCTAGATTGATGCAAGAGAAATATGACAATCGTGTTGTCTTTAAAGAGAAGATGATTGAAGCTAAGAAGAAATTAGAGAAAGCAACTGACCCGGATGAAATAGAAAAATTAAAAAAGGAAGCAGATTCGTTTGGTAATAAGCAGACTGCTATGAAGTTAATGCTTAATAGTGTTTATGGAGCTTTCGGTAATCCATATTTTAGATTTTATGATTTAAGAATTTCTGAGGCAATTACATTAGGAGGGCAGCTCAGTATTCGTTGGGCAGAAACTGTGGTCAATGATTATCTTAATCAAGTTATGGAGACAGAAGAAGATGATTATGTTCTTGCATCGGATACTGACTCCCTCTATATTACTTTGGAGAAATTAGTAAATAAAGTATTCCCGGAAAAACCAGACGTAACAAAAGTTATTAATTTTCTAGATAAGGCATGTGAAGAAAAACTTCAAGATGTAATTGATAAAGGATATTCTGATCTTGCAGAGTATATGAATGCATTTGATCAGAAGATGTTTATGAAAAGAGAATGTCTTGCTGATAAGGGTATTTGGACAGGTAAGAAACATTATATTCTCAACGTGCATGATAATGAGGGAGTAAGATATACTAATCCTCGACTTAAAGTTATGGGTATTGAATCTGTTAAATCTTCAACACCAACGTCTTGTAGAGATAAGTTGAAAAAATCTTTTGATATTATTATCAATAAAGATGAAACTGCTATACAAGAATTTATTGCAGATTTTAGAGAACAGTTTGAAAAAGAACCTATCGAAAATATTGCCTTTCCTAGATCTGTTAAAGGAATTGAAAAATATAATGGAGGAACAAATTTATATGCTAAAGGAACACCTGTACATGTAAAAGCGACTCGTTTATATAATCATTATTTGAAAGAAAAGAAATTACATAATAAACATCCTTTTATTCAAGAGGGTGAGAAAATCAAATTTGTTTATTTAAAACAACCAAATCCTATCAGGGATAGCGTTATAGCTATGATGGAAGGTCTGCCTGAAGAATTTGGATTACATGATTACATCGATTATGATAAGCAATTTGAAAAGTCATTCAGGGGACCTTTGAATGAAATATTAAAAGTAATTGGATGGTCTCCGGAGAAGAAAAGCTCTTTGGAAGCCTTTTTTATATGATAAATATGTAATAAGGTTATTCGTTATGAAAGATATGAACATATTATGGTATAGCTGGCAGGATATGTGTTTAGATGTAAATCAACTCTGTCGTGATATTGTATTGGATAATTTCAAGCCCGATGTTATTGTAGGCTTGAGCCGAGGTGGATTAACGCCCGGCGTTATGATGTCTCATTGGCTAAAGAAGCCATTTAAGCCTGTGAAAAGCGCTCTCCGAGATTTTCCTGAATGGGAAGATTATCTGCCACGGAAGACAGATAAGAGAGTGTTAATACTAGATGATATATGTGACAGTGGTGAAACATTTGAACGTATATCAAAACATATCAAAGGGCCACGAGAGAATATGCCTTTACAACTTCAGTGTGACGTAAGATTTGCATCACTCTGGTGGAACAATGAGGTGGATTTTAAACCTCATTACTACGTTAGGGAAGAAGCCAAAGATACTAATAAACTATGGATAATATTTCCATGGGAATCTTGGTGGAATGCGCCTAACAAATAAACAAGTATAACCATATCTAAAAGGAGTTTAATGTTAGATACCGTACTTGGATGGATTAAATCCGTCACAGAACTTGGTTTAGCAGTTATTGCCCTTGGTGTGGTTCTCCAGATCATTTTTGGAGCAGCAGTGCCATTCATCGGAATTGATATCGTGGGTTCAGTTGTTACACTCGTAAAATCACTAGGAAGTGAAGGACTAGTTGGACTAGTCGCAATATGGGTGCTCTGGGGAATTTATTCCAAGTAACTTGACCATGTAAAAGGGAGCTTCGGCTCCCTTTTTATTATTTAAAATCGAAAAAAGGAATATTATGGCTCCCATAGTAATTGGATTATTTCATGTCATTTCTGGATTAGTAGTTGACAAAGCCACAGACTTAGCGAAAGAACATGTGGATAAAATGATAGATGATGTCCTACCAAAAGATACAAAAAAACAATTAGATGAAATTATAAAAAAAGATCCCGCACATGCATTTAAAAATGCGAAAGAAGCACTTAAAGGTGCAGTAGAAGGAAAATTGCCTATTATTAAAGCTGATGGATCAGTTTTGCCAATAGAATTTACTGTAAAAGTTTCATATGATCCTTCCTCAGGAAAAATTGACGTTAAAAAGACTTGATTAATTTATTTGTTTATATTATAATAGAAGTTTATATAATGATTAAGTGAAAGGTGATAATGAGTGATTATTTTGGAGAAATGTTACAAGTAGCCAAAAATGAATTTGGTTCAAAAGTAAGTGATGGAGTTGAGGCAGGAGATGTAGAAAGTTTTATTGATACTGGTTCGTATATATTAAATGGATTATTATCTGGGAGCATCTATGGTGGATTACCTTCAAATAAAATCACCGCATTCGCTGGTGAAAGTTCTACAGGAAAAACTTTCTTTGTCTTGGGTTGTGTCAGACAGTTTCTTTCAGATAATCCTACTGGTGGCGTTATATATTTTGAAAGCGAATCTGCTTTAACAAAAGAGATGATAGAATCAAGAGGAATCGATTCTACAAGAATGATTATTCTACCTGTTGCAACTGTTCAAGAATTTAGAACACAGGCGACTAAAATTTTAGAAAAGCATTTGGAAGAACCTGAAAAAAATCGACCTCCAATGATGTTGTGTCTTGATTCATTAGGTAATTTATCTACCACTAAAGAGATGGAAGATATTGGCGAAGGGAAAGATACGAGGGATATGACCAGAGCTCAAATGGTCAAAGGAACATTTAGAGTTCTCACCTTGTTGGGTGGTAAAGCAAAAGTTCCTCTCGTGGTTACTAATCACACGTATGATCAGATAGGAACGTTATTTCCTCAAAAAATTATGGGAGGAGGAACTGGATTACATTATGCTGCTTCCTCTATTATATTTCTTTCTAAGAAAAAAGAAAAAGATGGAACTGAAGTAATCGGTAATATTGTTCATTGCAGAACTTATAAATCAAGACTTACAAAAGAACATAAAATGGTAGACGTTCTTCTTACATTTAAAGAAGGATTAAACAGATATTATGGATTAGCAGAACTAGCAGAAAAATATGGTATATTTAAAAAAGTGTCTACTAGATTAGAAATGCCGGATGGAGAAAAAGTATTTTTAAAATCTATTTTAAAAAATCCCACAAAATATTTTACAAAAGAGATTCTCGATCAAATAGATGAAGCTGCAGGGAAAGAATTTTTATATGGTGAAATGGGAATAGAAGAATCGGAAGAGTCTGAAAATGATAGTGAAGAAAGTTAAAGTAGTAGAATTAACGATGGAAGATGGAACAAAAATATTACGTCGTGGTGGTGAAGAATCGGTTCTTAGAGCTTGGAATATTTACCCAATAGTTTCTGCCAGATGGACAGGAGAAGAAGAAACAATGCAATGGTATGATCCGGAGGAAGAATGAGTGCTGGAATAAATGAGTTAACAAAAGAAGATTATGATAGAATTAATAGTT